CGACATAATCATTCATCAAGGTCAAATAAGTCGGTGTCCATGTATTCGTTTGAACACGTTGCAACAAAGCTTTGTACAAAGGCGTTCCCAACGCTGGTTGAACATTGATGTCTTGACTTCGACGAATCGCAACAGCGAGAATTTTCGTGTCGGTATTTTGGTGAATCAATCCAAGTTTTTTAAGATTCTCAACGGAAAGTAAATAATTCATATTATTGTGCAATTACAAGTTGTTGAATCCATTCGTGACGGCAAAACGGTGTTGTGACTTGTGTGTCTGGATTTGTGTACCAGCCACCCCGGTATTTCCACACGTCGCGGTCAACCCGAACGGAAATGTTGTCAATATCTTGACGTGAATAACTTCGATTCAATTCAATTAACTTCACGCAAAACGCGCGTGATTGTGTAATCGGATCGGGAACATTCGGACGTGTTCGGTAAGTGTAACGAACTTCGAACCTTGAAATCGGAATGTCAAGGTTTTCAATTACGGACTTTCCCAGCGTGTTCACTTCACCCCCCTTCGTGAGAATTTCAAGTTCACGAAGCGTCGCAATTCTTTTCGCAACGTCTTCGACTGAAGTGTTCAACGCCTTTGCGATTGCTTCGCTTGATTCACCGTCGGAAAGTAATTTCAAAACATCCTTGTCAGCGCCAGTCAACGTGGCGGAAATTTCACCAACCTTGTCGAATAGCTGTTGACTTCGTGAAAATACTTGTTCACTTGGTGTGTCCCACGCAATAGGTTCGGAATGTAACACGATGAACTTGTCATTTGATTCACCGAATTGTTCGAACACCTTTATTTCGTCGTCGCTGAATTGATTATTGTGACATGATTGAACAATGGGTGTCGTGGTCGCTGGAACACCAACGATTTCACGCGCGGTTCTTTCGTCAATTGTAGGGAATGAAGCCAACACAATCGACAACGCGCTTTGTGGTGTTAGGATTCCTTCTTTTATTTTGGCAACCACATCAATCAATGAAGCGATTTGTGCGCCATTCAACGCGCTTTTCGCAACGTCAACAGCTTCGGTTGCTGGTTGTCCTTCGGTTGTTGGTGCTTGTTCGATTGTTGCGTCTTGTGGTAACGGATCAACGTCACGAAGTTTAACTTCACCAACATAACCGCCAAGTTCAAGCATTAAGTTCAACATCCATTCGATTCGTCTTTGCTTTGTGTTCACATAAGTCGATTTGAAAATGTTGAATAAATCACCGCTTTCCGCTGAATTGAATGAACCTTCAAGACGAACACCGAACAATTGCGGTGAAGTAATCGCATGCGCCACAAGAATGTTTTGTTGAACGCTTTTTTCAGTCGCCAAATATCTTTGATCTAAATTGTTCCCATTCAAAGACAATACTTCAGGTGCTTCGTCTTTGCCATTGCTGAATGTCAAAATGATTTCACCAGCGTCTTCGACTGATTGTGAACGACCTTTCACATTTTCCTTCAGTCGATTCAATTCTTCGGTTGTTTCTGGATAACCTGAAGGAAAGTTGATTAGTGTTCCTGACTTGAATCCGTTTTGCAATTCGTACATGTGGAACTTTGAAATGTCAACATCGGTTTGAATCGCCGTGATTCCACCATAATAAGACGGTTTAGGATAAACACCAAGTTCTTTTCGACCTTTCAGGTGCGGTTCTTTATAGTAAAGAATGAACGAACCGGTTCGGTTGTCCTTGTCGTAAGCTGGTAAAATTCGAAGGTTCGTTTTTTCCGGTGATTGATTCAACGCCGTCCAGTCATCCGAAATATAGTAGGTTCTTTCATCAACCGACGCGCGAATCATATCAATCGGAATGTGTTCCCACATGACAACCTTTGTTTGTTCCTTATTCCAAGTTCCTTTGACCGCCATTCCACCGAACAATTCTTGGTCGAACGCCATTCGTTCAGCGATTTCGTTCATGTCGAAGTCCGACCATTTGTTGTCAATGAATGGTTGAACCATTCCAGAAACGATTTGAAGACCACCCCCGGCAATGTAGTGTGTTTTGTTCTTTATTATTCCTTGGTGATAAGCTGAACCGTTGTAAAGTTCAACCAAGAAAAATGGATAGTCGTTCTTTTTTCCCCACTTCGTGAATCCAAGTGAACGGTCTTTTTCTTCTTCAGGTTTTTGAAAGTCCTTGCGAAATGACAAAGACGTGATTTTATTATTCATATATGTTGAAATAAATCGGTGAATCGTATTCGTAACTTGGTGAATCCGCTTCAATCACATGCGCGCGTCCAGTTTCGACAAGTCCTTGTGATTGCGCTGGATCAAGATTCGCTGGTGAAGATTGTTGGTAAATGTTATAAATATAAAAGCCGTCGTAAATGAAATTCACATCAACGCCGTCAATCAAAACGAATTCATCGTATCTTGGAATTCCTTGTGAAATGTTGTTCAATACACACGTTTGCGTGTTGAACGATTGTTCATGAATGAATTCAAACAAGTAATTCGGATTCGGAATTGTTGTCATTTCCGTCACCGTTACCACCAGCGGTGTTGTTCCGTTTTTTTGTATTTTTAACATTGTCTTTTTTTACAAGGTTCGGTTTTTCAAATTCGTAAATGTCCAAAATTCCAAGCGACAAATATAGTTCACCTTTGTCAGCTTCAATTTTCACGTATCGTTCCATAGTTGGTGACCAACATTTGCAACCGATAAATTCTTTTTTAATTTCCATACGACTAAATTAAACAAAAAAAAGGGACGGGACAACGCCCATCCCCTTAAAATTGTGTAGGTTATTTATTAAATAACTGGTGATTGTTGTGCTAACAAGTTAGTGTAAAGCGTTGCGTTTACATCTGGAACTTCGTCGTTTTCCATTCCACGCATTACAATCACGTGACCTTTTCGGTCGCTTTTCAATACACCTGAAGTGTATTCGTTTGCGTCAGCAACCTGAAGACCTTCACCAAGACCAAGCGCAACGATTGTCCCGTCAGCGTTTTCAACCAAACAAACACATTCGTTTTGTGCAAGCAAGTGAATTTCTTGACGCAATTCTTTTGAATCGCTCGCAAGGATCATTGACAATTCGTGTTCGTACCACAACGTCCCGTTGTTTTTGTCAACACGAACTGGTGCTGTATAGCTTGATAAATTTGACTTCAATTTGTAAAGGAATGTTTCACCAGTTACAGTCAAAGAAGTCAATTCGTTTGAACCAGAAACAACCGCACCTGAAGTTGCACCCAAAGGAAACAACAACACCGATTTGATTCCGCCTTTTCCGTTGGTACATGTTCTATCATTGTACCCGGTAGTCATTAAACAAGACATCGTTTTTTATTTTTTTAAGTTTAACAAATGGCGCGCCGAAACGCGCCGTTAATTTTGTTGTTATTATAAACCTTCGAATGTTCCCACTTGGTTCAAGAATGGTACTTGAACACCAGCGCGGAATTTAGAACGTAAATAAATCACATCGTCATCGAAAGAATACCATAAATCGTATGATTCGAAATCACTTGAAAGGTCAGTTCCGAAGAAGAAATGTGAAGCGCGACCAGTGTAAATCTTTGTCGTTCCGTTCAATCCGTTAACTTTAACAACTCGCATGTTTGTTCCCGGTAAAAGCAATTCATTCATTGTTGCGAATTGTCCCGGATTGTAGTTGTAAAGATTAAGGTCAACCAAGTTCTTCAATAAGTAGTTGAAATTTTCACGACCAGTGAAGCAAATGAAATCTTGTCCTTCAGCGATGTTCGAAGGTGTGTTCGTGAACGCTTCGTAAAAAATGTCATAAGCGTTTGTCGCGTCAATTGACGTCGCACCTGAAGTGTTCAAGTCAACACAACCATTCGCAACGGTCAAGAATTGGTTGAATCCATTCATGAACGCTAAGTTTCCAGAACCGCTCACTTTGTTACCTTGCCAAATTAACTTCTCTAATTCGAACGCGTGTAATTCTAATAAGTAGTTAATTAAAATTTGTTCGAATGGTAACGTCTTGTCTTCAGCCATTGCACCCGGACGAAGTGCAAGTTGCGTCCAGAATCCTGCAAGGTCTTTTTGACAAAATCTTTTTAAGTAACCAATTGTTTCAACGGAAATCGCACGATCAGTGAAGATTGTATCACCTGAAGGTGACATTGAACAATCACCAGTTTGATAAACGATTGAATCGTTAAGTAATTTTAATTCTTCACTTCCTTTGATTCCTTGTTGAATCGCAATGTAAGAAAGTGTTTGTGCTTCAGTTACGGAACGGTGAATTAAATCTTCACGTTGTTCGTCAACATACGGTGACAATCCAGCCACATCATAATCGAAATTCGATTTTACATACTTTTTAATAGACATTTTTTATAGGTTTTTATAGTTTTTCAAAAATTGTTGTTTGGCGGTCAGGTTGCCAGCCCGAGAAAATTTCTCGTTTTCTTTTGTTTCGTTCGACGGCATTGCCTTGAAGCTTTCGAAGTCAGCTTTCAAAGACGCAATTTCACTTCGAAGTGACGCGTTGTCATCGGAAATACTTTTCAAGCTTTCAACAACCGCTTCGAAAGTAGTTGTCAAGGTTGAAAGTTTTCCATTGATTATTCCTTCAATCGCTTCAGCGGACATTGATT